TTTTGTAGATGGTCTTGCTGGAACTGCTAAGACATATATTGCTGTATATGCCGCTCTTGAAATGCTAAAAAGCGAGGATGTTGAGAAGATTGTTTATATCCGATCAGTTGTTGAGTCAGCAGACAAGAGCTTAGGTTCACTTCCAGGTGAGATTGATGATAAATTCTCCCCATATATGATGCCTCTTATTGAGAAGGTAACTGAGCTATGTGGTCCTGGTACATGCGGTATGCTTAAGTCTAAAGGATTGATTGACGCTATACCTGTTAACTTTGTACGTGGTCTTACATTTAACAATACATGCGTTATTGTTGATGAAGCTCAGAACCTTACTAAAGGGGAGCTAACAACCATCCTTACACGCTTTGGTCGTAATAGTAAGTACATTGTACTTGGTGATGGAAAGCAATCTGATGTTAAGCAATCAGGTTTTAAAAACGTCTTTGATAGATTTGATAGCCATGAATGTGAGGATAAAGGTATCTACACATTCAAGTTTGGTAACTCAGAGATTGTTCGTAGTAAGATCTTAAGATACATCTGCGAGAGACTCGGTTAGATTTAAACAAAAAGAGAGCCGCTACAATTGTAGCGGCTCTTTTCGTTTATTGTTATTTATTATTATCGCTTACGACGAGCAAGTGCCCCAAGTCCAAGTAGTCCGAGGAGAGCAGATGAAGGCTCAGGAACTGGTGAACCACCATCAGTGGTGTACCAAGCACAATATCCAGGAGCAGTAACAACTGATGCAGCTGCGACCCAAGTATCAGTTGGAGTATCGAATGTCTCAGCAAGATCTTCTACACTAAGAGGTCCTTGTGTGCTGGTTACGAGGAATGAAACAGAGTCACCAGTAGTGAAGAGCACATTAGATGGCTTGTTACGACCGGTAGCAAATCCAGCTCCGATATCGAAGATGCCTTGATTACCTTGATTAGGTCCAATGAGGTTGTCCCTTTGCTTAAGCATGTTAGGTGCTTGGAAGAAACCTTCTTCAGCAGTAACACCACCAAGTTGAATTGGCTGGTAGTTAATTCCTTCTGGAAGGTTAAGAGCAACACCATCAACATAATGGGAACCAACGTTAACAGCTTTGAATGTTACCTTAACTTCATTTGCACGAGTAGTCTCTTCAAATGTAAGAGTCATCTCATAAGATGGGTCAGAGGTTACATGCGGCTGGTCAAGGACGAGAACAGTTGCTGCATTTAGAACGTTGAAGGAAATCGCTGCAAGAGCGCCGGCTAGTAGTAGTTTTAATACTTTCATTTTTTGTTTGTTTTTGTTTTTTGGTTTGTGTCTTCGTCAGGGGCCGAAAATTGTTTAAAGTTCTGTAATACGTGGAGGTGTTGGTACTGGTGGGTAGTAAGGAGGATCAATTCCTGGTGGGTAGTCAAGAGGGTTAGGAGTAATCTCTTTTGGAATTACTGCTTTAGCTCCTTTACCTGACGTAGCAGGTGGTACATCATAACTACCAAGAGGTGGTGCGTTTGTTGCTGGTCCAAAGATCAAAGTGATCAATGTAATTAATTTCGATATCATCGCAAAGGTATATTAGTATATTAAAATGTTAAATCAACTAGTAAATCCAACTAGGCTTATCTCTTTTAGTCCATTTAGCAAAAGGCTTATCGCAACGAATATATTGCTTGTACTTATCTACAACAGATAGCTTATTGAAACCAGGAAGCTTTCTACATGTCTGATTAGCAGCAATAGCTACAGCAAACTCTGTCTGCTTACCTTTGGGAAGGTTCTTAGGCGGAGTTTTGAATACTTCAGCTAGCTTAGTCTCAGTAGCATGAACCTTTCCATAACGAAGAGTATATTCTTTACATGATGCCAAGAAATGCTTATACAACCACTCATAGTTAGCAGTAGTGGTGCGACACCATAGACCAGAAGGGTGGTTGATATGAGAAGCTTTGTAAAGAACCTCTTCCATATTCTTATCTGGGTGCAACCAACGCCTAATACGACGATTAGCTTTAGTACGCCCTTCATACTGCTTACCGTCAAGAACACGATGAGCAGTTGACATTAGCTGAGCATACTCAACAATCATCTTGACTACATGTTTATCACACATCTCTTGAGCAGAGATAACGGGGCAATCGTTAGTTGTAAAAATATTCATACCTAAATTATAACGTAGTTCCTTTACGCGGCAAGCAGCTTCAAGCCTCTTTGTGACAGCTGATTACCTCCAGTAACAAGATTGCGAATAAGCTTAGAAGAACTCTGCCTTCCATTGTGAGACTCATACTCAGTAAGGGCATTAAGTGCATCCCACTTAGTTTCACCTGCATTACCGAGACCACTCTCATACAACTCTACAAGTTTCTCACGCTTAAGCACACGCTTTGTAGATTCATCCTCATTAACTGGGAGGAGAGTCTCAGTAAGCTTAACCATTTGATCACGACTAAACTTTTGACTCTTGAGATCAACAACTGTCTCACTGAACCTACGAGCAGACCGGATAGAACCAACAATGCTATCAATGGTTAAGTTAACACGATCATCAAAGTTACTTGCATGACGACTTGTTAGTGCAGTCGACTCGTCTCTAATCAAATGAAAAGCATTGTCACAAGAAATCCTCTTAGTAGATGGACAGGTCTTGTTTGATCCCATACCGGTATTATCGATAACGGTATAGAAATATGGCTCAATAACATCTCCTTCAATGTTAATATCTTCAGCCAACTTGGATTGAATGAGGACTTTACGACCTCCACGTGATGTAGTATAACCAACGTGCTCAATATCTCCAACTCGATTAGATGCCTTATCAAGAACATCAATCATTTCTTCCATTTGAATAGGTCGGTAGTTCTTACCAACGATACCAAGATGGCGACCATCATCTACTCGACGGAGTGAGAATGTATCCGGTACTCGAACATTGTCGTTGAAAAATACTGGTTCCTTTTCAACTTTAAATGCGTCGATTTCTTCTAGTGAGCTAATTTCTGTAATGAATCCCATAATATTGTCTTTCTTCTCTTTAATTATAACAGAGTTCCTTTTACTATCTCCAGTATCCGCGTCGCCATTTAACCATTTCTAGGTAATTCATCGGTCTTTTTCCACCATATTGTATGGTTTCACCTGGATCTCCACCCCAATCCTCACAAAATTCATCCCAAGCAACGGGATCCGTTACAGATGCTGGTGCTTGACTACGAGTTATATCAGCAAATTGCTGAACAGCATGCTCATAATCCTCCATAACATCTTCTTCACCTGATCTAATCTCTTCTGCAAGGCTTTGAATGTCAGCTTTAAGCTTATTCCTATCAAGCCATGGTATTTTCTCAGCTTTCTTGTAAGTCATACTTAATTATATGAGAGTTCCTTATGAGAAGACAGGAAACCCTCACGCATCTGGGGCTACGTAAGGGTTTAAAATGGAGCCTCCTGTCAGATTCGAACTGACGACCTGCTGATTACAAATCAGCTGCTCTACCACTGAGCTAAGGAGGCGTTATCTATCTGTCTAATTGTTTACAACAAACAACACAACAAAAACAACAAGACAGATAGATGAAATTATTTACCAGTAAGTTTTTTCCAAATACGCTTGAAGAGGCCTGGTGCTTTAACCTCAACATATTTGATTACTTCTTTAACAACAATCTCTGGTTCTGGTTCTTCAAAGCGAACCGGATAAACATCCTCTGGATTCTTATCTGCTCTCTTAGCAGCCTTCTCCATATCGGTTGTTGTGAATAGATATGCTTCGCCACCTTCAGCAAATACTTGAAAATACTGCTTCGAGGAGTTTGTGCGAGCCTTTTTGTTTTTAACAAGCTTGATATAAGCTCTTTTTAGTTTTGTGCTAGCCATTTTTTTATTTTATGTTAGATTTTTTATTTAGCCCCAAGTAGTACCTTCAAACCAACCACCTTTAGTCTTAGTAGATGGCTTAACAGGAGCTGCTTGATCTGCGGACCCTTTAAATTCTTCCTTTGCTTCAGTAGCAATAGGTCCATGAACATCTTGAAGACCTTCTTTATCATAATGCTCACCATCATTACCATTCTTGCCAATGACATTGATACGATTCTCACCAGTTTCAAATGCTTCAATCTCTGATGGTTTAGTTTCACTTTGTGTAATGGTTACTTCAAGAGCATCTTCACTCTTCGAAGCTTTTATAAGAGCTTCAAGAGCATAGTCAGCACGATGACAAGTAGCAAAGTTCTTATCATGCTCATTAATTTGAACAGACTTAACTCTTACACGACCATCAGTAGCTTCATCAATGAAAGTATCAGCAGTTTTAAGAACAAACTCAGCAAACCTCTCACACCCTACACCAGCTTGAAGTACTACAACTTGAGCTACTCCTGCTTCATCAAGCTGCTTAAGGAGATCAAGCTGAGGGTCATCTGCAGCAACAACTAACTTATGATCAAATGTATGTTCCAAAGTCTTCTTAAGATCTTTGAGACCACCAAAGTCTGCTACCCAGTTACGTTCATCAAGCTCATCAGCCTCAAATGTAATAACAGCTGTAAGGTTATAGCCGTGAATATACTGACAATGACTATGAGTACTTCTCCACTGACGGAATGCAGCTGAACCTAAGTTAATTACTTTATTGCTTGTAAACTTCATCTTATACCTATTATGGCATACAATCTACTGTAATCAACTACTTTTTTTAAATTATTTACGTTTAACTATTATCTGCGAATATCCTAAAGACGTCAGATATATTAGTAAAATATAAAGACAAACCAGATTATATAGTATTACAGAATAATAGAGACCAGAGACATAGGTTCATTTACGCTCTCTACTATCATTTATTCTTCTCAAACCCAAAATGCAAGTGTTTCGGGGAGAAAGTTGGAAAAAGTTGTATTTTTACTCAGAGGTGAACTTTTTATCGTAAATTGCATTGGCAACATCAATAAGACGTCCCATGTATTCACTGTTACGAAGTTCTTTGAAAGCGAGATTACCAATACCAAACTCACCATTAGCTTCAAGAGAGTCTTTTCTCATCTTAGCAACCTTAGCTCGAAGTGCATCAGCTGCTTCAGCAAGGTCATCAAGCTCTTCAACAGGGGTTGTTTGTAGAGCTACTTCAAGATCAGCAATCTCACCCTTAAGTCTATCAGCTTTAGCAGCAACATCTCTCTCATCTACCTCAGGCTCATTATGTTCTGGCTCTCTGATCCACTCATTATTAAGAATACTATAGAGACCAGATGCTTTATGAGGCTCTTCTGTGTCTTGGAAGTAAACTTCAACATCATGACCACCCATCTTAATGTCATGTCTAAGATTCCAAACAAATCTTTTACCATCTAATGCCTTCTTTACAAGATCTTCATCATGATTGATCTTTGCAAAGTCTAGAAGAATGTGAACATCAAGGTCAGAGAAGTCAGTATAGTTGTAATTGGCCATTGAACCAGTTAACTGAATGTCATCAATGATATCAGTCTTAACTCCTGCACCTTCAGATACATCTTGTGCAATGGTAAGAAGCTTTTCTCTCAAGTCTTGGTCAAAGTTCTTAGCTGCATCCCAAAAAGCTGGGTGCAAAGTGTCATTATAAAACTGACTTTCAAAAAATAACTTAAATGATTTCATTTTACTTCCGCTTCAACGTTTTTATCAGCAATGTTCTCTTGGCTAACATCGATAAGTGCATCAAGATCTTGTTGAATGAAGTCCTTACCAACAAGTATCTTGTACAAATTTGATGATCTGTTACCAATAGAGAACTTAATGCCTGTATATTCCTTTTCACCAATAGTAAAGTCAAGTTCAATAACAGGACGGTGCTCAATGTTGCCAGCACCTACGTTAATTGAGATCTCATCTACCTTTGGTACGACTAGTGTACGACCATTTACAGTACGGAAGAAAACTTTATCACCTTGCTCTTGGATGTCTTCACCATGAATAACATTGTAAGCTCCATTACCGCTGTCCAATTTAGCAGCAACTTTACCAATGCCTTCAATGTTGAAGAATTCAATAAGTCCAAGAACAGACTTCTCTTCAATGTACTGTAGAAATGTTTTCATATTAATGACCTTCGTGATCTTCAGGAGTGATGTCAGAGTGATCTTCTGCATCAGCGTGGAAGTCATAATCGAGTTTATGGAAAACAGAACCAAGGTAGTCAGCAGCCTTTGTAATTTTAGCAGCAGTCCAACCTTCAAGTGCTTTTGTTTCCTTCATCATAAGACCGAGAGCGTATGCATACTTTTCAATCTTATAAAGTTCAGCAAGAGCCATCTTAACTTCAGAGTCGTCTTCGTGATTAACACGCTCACCTTCAATAGAAGGTTGAATAGAAGGAGCAACGATTGCTAATGCAGCTGGCTCTTCAACCTCTTTAGATACTTCCAAGCTTTCTGGATCTGGGTTTTGTGACATGTCAACTTCGACTGGAGCATCGTGTTCGGCACCATCTGTATCACTTACAATCTCTGCATCTTCAGTAGGTGCCTTACCAAGCTTTGCCTGAATTTCCTCACTGCTTAACTTACGCTTAGTAACATTTTTCATTGGTGCATCTTCACCTTCATGCTCACCATCTTCCATACCAACTGCACCCTTAGCAGCTTTACCAATACCACCAGTAGCACCATCAATAGCGCCTTGTACAGCACCAACTGTACCTTCTACAGCACCTTGAACAACCCCACCAACAGCCTTAGCAGCACCTTCAGCGGCTCCACCAAGAGCACCGAGAGCAGCACCACCTGCTGTCTCAGCTGTCTTCTTAACAACTTTACCAGCACCTTTATAAATCTTCTTAGCTGGCTCACTTGTAAGTGCTTTACCAACACCCCTTGCTGCGGCACCAGCTCCTCTAGCAGCGGCTCCTGCACCTGCTGCGATCGCACCAAGCATCTCTTCTTGAACCTCAAGCGGCTCTACATTTGTATAAGCCTCAGCAATAAGCTCAGCATCGTTCTGTTTGGACTTCATGCATATATTTATGCCTGGAGCACTGCTTTTACAGCATCTTTATCAGATTCTGAAAGCTCATTAGGTACAAAGTATTCTATAGCCTTATCTAAGTCAGAAGCAATAAGGGCTCTTGTCTTAGTTCCTGAGATACCATCCTCTTGAATAGGTATCTTAATCACTTGAACAAATGGATACTTCTCAGGATTCTTCTCAAAGTAAGCATAACGCTTTACATCTTCATCTTTGGCACCAGCACCTACAATGATCTTCTTCTCTGTATTAGCATCTGCATAGTCATATACTGACTTAACAGGAGAGATAGGAGCAAGCTCAACTTCAACTGGCTTACCCATATACTTGGCATAGATCTCCCAGATAGCTTTTGATTGCTCAGCTGTAATACCGTCACGATCCTTGTTACCAATTACGATAAGACCACTTGTAGCATCCTCGAGCATATATTTAAAAGCACCGAAGTGACCCTTTGTAGGTGGCTTATAACCACCAGGCATAAGAGCTACTGCTTCTGTGTCTTCTTGATTCTCGAAATACTCTTTGAATGTTTTCATTACTTAGTGATTGGTGTTGAGGTTTGACCATCACTGAAGTTAGCGCGGCTGAATTCCAAACGATCAACAAGCTTAACTGCATCACCTGCTCTTGATACTGCTACATAACCTTCAGGTGCAGTAGCTTTAAGAGTACCATCACCACTATCTAAGAAGTGCTTGGTGTTATATACTGCGTTGTTATACTTGTTAACGAAAATTTGTTTAGCTTGAGCAAGCAACTTACTTACTTTGAACACTGCAATGATGTTCTGCTCTTCAGCTTTGATCTCAGCCATCTTCTTACTGTAGGCTTCATTTGATCTAATCTTACCAGCCTTGGATTTAAGCTTGGCAATAGCCTTCTCCTTACGACCATTGAACCAATTAAGGAAGCCTTTGTATGAAGTCTCAGCATCATCTAAGAACTTACCCTCTCTAATCTCAGAGTTAGCATAAATGTTGAGCAACTCAAGAGGAAGACCTTTGTAGTTAACCTTAACCTTGTCAGCGAGCTTAAGCATATCTTTAACTTGCTTAGCTTCATCAAGATCTAGGGTAACAGTACCGGTAGTATCAGTAAAGACAGCATCATCAACCCATACACCAGGTACCTTTTTGAGGTTCTTAACTGAGATATTGTATTGAGGTGGAGATTTTAGATCAGCATAACCAGTATGGAAGACGATTCCAAAGACAGAGTTACCAATCTCCTTACCCAACTCGGAGTCAGACTCAACAGCGTAACGAATTGTATTAGGCTTGAATGTCAAATGCTTCTTACCATCTTCCATCATTGGCTTCAAAGAAGAAGAATCAAACATAAAGTCACCTTGAAGGATACCTTTGATACCTAATTTAGGAAGATACTTTAGAGCTTTCTTAAGTTTATCAGCTAAACCAGGAGCATGACCATGATTCATCTCTACATCTGCATCAGTGTAGTTAATTTTAGGTTCATTATTGAAGATTGACTTGGTTCCAACGAAGAAGCGGCCTGTTTCTGGGTGCTTACCACAGAAAATAGCAGGAGCACCGTCCCATTTGACTGAAGTATTAACCTTTCTCTTCGATTTACCTTGAAGATGACTTAAAAGATCAGCAACCATACCACGAGCAATGCCATATCCACGTTCACCTTGAGTGAGAACAAGCTCTTCTAGGTGTGTAAGGTGAGTATTTGCTTTAGCCTCGTTAATTAATGTACGAGCTTGGTAATATTCTTTGAAGTTCTTCATTTCTATGTTAATTATAACGGAGTTCCTTT